GGTGGATTTATTAGCGGTAAATCTGCCTTTGCTGAAGGATATCGCCCTGCCGAAATCAACTGCTTAGCAGAAAATATATACTGGGAATCAAGAAATCAATCTGTGAAGGGTATGTTTGCAGTTGGTCATGTTACTATGAATCGTGTAAAAGATAGTCGGTTTCCTAATACTGTATGTGAAGTCGTATATCAAGGACCAACCCGTCAAAGCTGGAAAGATAAAACTAAATATTATCCGGTAAAAAATAGATGCCAGTTTTCCTGGTATTGCGATGGTAAAGCTGATATTGTACCTAACGCAGACGCGGCTTTATATGATCTTATTCTTATGATGGCATTTAAAATTTATAATGGTAAACTGAAAGATACTACCGAAGGATCTACACATTATCATGCATATTATGTAAAGCCGGAATGGGCTTCTAGTAAAACTAAAACGGTACGTATTCAAGACCATATTTTTTATAGGTGGGAAAGATGAAATTATCAATAAACGATATTGGTGGAGAAATCGCCAAAAAAGATGAACGGTATGTTGTTAAAGATAATACAACTTTGAATAATCTAGTTGTTAGTTCTACAAACCTAAACGCAAAAATGTGTACTACAGGTCATGCTCATCCTGGTCAGGAAGAAGTCTATTACTTCATAGAAGGTTCTGGTAAAATGGAACTAATAGATACGAATGGTAAACATCATGATACTCCAGTAAAGTCTGGCGATGTTATCCTAATCCAGGATGGTTGGTTTCATCGTGTACATGCTGGTCCAAAAGGTTGTTACTTTGTATGCGTATTTGACGGACGGAGAAGTCATTGAAAATAGGATTTACAGCATCAACATTTGATCTTCTTCATGCTGGTCATATTTCTATGCTAAGAGAAGCAAAAAGTTGCTGCGATTATCTAATTTGTGGTTTACAAGTAGACCCAAGCTATGATAGAATAGATAAGAATTCACCGGTACAAACACTTGTTGAAAGGTATACCCAACTTGCAGCTGTAAAATATGTCGATGAAATTATTACCTACCAAAGTGAAGCAGATTTACTCGACATTATTACAATGTATCCTATCAAGGTTCGTATACTCGGTGACGAATATAGAGACAAAGATTTTACTGGTAAAGACGAATGCCGCAAGCTTGGCATTGAATTATATTTTAATAAAAGAAACCATAGGTTTTCTTCGAGTGACTTGAGACAGCGAGTAACAGATGAACAGAGTAACAGGGAAAGATCTGGGTGAAGGCTTATATAAGCTAAGACACCTACTATATCATCAAGGCTATGAAATACAGACAGCATCGTGGCAGGGTACCGAGTCTCCTCCTATTTTCCTAGAGGTACTTCATGCTGATCTGGTGGCAAAGATGAGTGATGATCCAAATAAAGCATCAGATCTTTGTAATGCCACACAACCGTGGGCAGACGTCCACTTTGAAGAACGTGTTGGTGGTGAACCACTTAATCCACCCCCTTCACATACGATGTGGCTGAAAGATACTGATCAGTATTTGTCTGGTCAGGCTTTCAGCCACTCGTACCCTGAACGTATGTGGGCACCTAGTATGGATGGTATCCGTTTCAAGACCGGTAACCTTGGTGACGCAGTAGAACTTCTAAAGAAAGATCCTACTACTCGTCAGTGCTATATTCCTATGTGGTTTCCTGAAGATATTATTGCAGCAAATGAAGGTGAACGCGTTCCTTGTTCCTTTGGTTGGCACTTTATGGAACGCGGCGGTGAACTACATTGTTCTTATCATATGCGTTCATGTGATGTAGTTCGTCATTTACATAATGACTTATATTTTGCAAATCGTCTTGGCTTATGGCTAATTGAACAGGTAGAACTAGATTGTAAAATTGGCTATCTACACTTTAGTTCTACTAGTTTACACTGCTTTAAGAATGATAGATATGCATTAGGAAGATTGATAGGTATTGAATAATGTGTGGTTTTGTAGCTTATCCAACTGGTAAAAATCCAGAGACTATTATACGTTCTATTGGCTATCGTGGACTAGAAAATTATATTGGTCATCGTGAATGGCAGGGTTTTACATTTGCACATGTATCACTACCATTTGTTAATCTAGATCCTGCATTTGCTATTCAACCAAATAAATTTGGTGTTCCTGGATTATTTGTCGGTGAAATATTTAATTATGATACCGCATATACTTCTGATATGGAATATGTTCATTATGCATTCCATAATCATGGTACAGACTGTTTCCATGACTTTGATGGATTCTGGACATATGTTACAATGATCGATGATCATTTGTTTGGCATAACTGATTTTCTTGGCATTAAACCATTATATTACCGTACTGATATAGAGGCAATGGCTTCTGAAATTGATGTACTAAAACTATTCGGCAAAGTTACTATTGATGAAACATTTATGTCGAATACAATGAAGTGGGGTTATTCCCCAGATCCACGTACTCCGTACAATGAGATCAAACAAGTTCCACCTGGTCATTATATACATAAAGGCCAGGTGTACAAATACTGGAATTGGGACAAAGTTGATCATGGTGACTTATACCAAGATATGAAGCGTTCTGTCTCCGCTCGTCTTGGTGGTCAGAGAGAAGTTTCTATACTTCTTTCAGGTGGTCTCGACTCCAGTATTATCTACGGACTGCTAAAAGAATTGGGTCGTGATGTTACAGCGATCCATGTTGATAATCATGAGAAAGACTTCGCACACTTAGTCTCCTCCTCTCTCGTCGACGTCACTCTTGATGAAGTCAGTGATCTTGAAGCAGTCCGTATCCACCAATCACCAGTTGACCTCGGATCCGTTAAACCACAAATTGCTATGGCTAGAAAGCTACGTGAGTTAGGATTCTATGCAGTGTTAACTGGTGATGGTGCCGACGAATTATTTGGTGGTTACCGACGTGCAAAAGAATATGATAGTCAAAGCTCAGATATATTCTGCGAGCTACCATATTATCATCTTCCAAAGCTAGATCGTACTATGATGAAATACACTATTGAATTACGCGCACCATTCCTTGCGCCTTATATTGTAAAGCATGCATTAAAAACACCATACATATTAAGAGACGGTGAAAAGAAGGTATTAAAAGAAGCCTTCAAGGATATTGTTCCTAAGGAGATAATTGATCGTGATAAACATCCTCTCAAAACTAAAGAAATCCACGAATCCCGAACCGCAAAAAGAGCAACCAATGATAAGCTCTTCAGAGACCTCCAAGTGGGATAGAAGATATATTAATCTTGCTAGAGAAGCTTCGGTCTGGTCGAAAGATCCCTCAAGTAAAATTGGTGCTGTAGCTATTGGTCGGAAAGGACAAGTATTATCAACTGGATATAACGGATTTCCAAGAGGTATTAACGATAGCCTAACAAGATATCAAAATAGAGAATTAAAATACAAGATGGTAGTTCATGCAGAAATGAATGCAATCTTTAATGCTACATATAATGGTGTATCACTTGATGGTGCAACAATGTACGTATATGGCCTTCCCGTATGTTCCGAATGTGCAAAAGGATTAATACAAGTAGGAATTAAAAGAGTAGTTATAGACGGCGAAATACAGGATCGCTGGAAAGAATCATGGAAATTAACTGAACAACTGTTCAGAGAAGCAAATGTAGAATGGGAATTTATTAAATGACAGAAGAAGAACAACCTCTAGAAGTAGATAAAGAAGCTCTTGCCGCCGAACATTTTTTAATCGGTATTGTTGGAACGAATAGTACTGCAAAGGCACTAGAATATTCTTTCGGCCAAGTAGATCGTAACAGTATTATGGTTGTTGATAAGATTAATAATCATATAGAGGATTTAATAGAATTTGAACCTAATATCGTCTTCCTTTGTAATGAAGTAGAAAGAGACGAAAATGGTGTTGTTGACGCTGCTGAATTAGAAGATTATATCTTACGATTGCCAAATACCGGTTTTGTAATTAAAACCCCGTTGCCGCTGGCTATTGTTGAAAGAATATGCTGGAAAAATATAAAAAATGTTTATGAACCAGATTTATCATTTTTTCCTGGTGGTTTAAATGAACAAGCACAAATCAGAGCTAAGTTATCACAACCAGTGGTAGTAATGGGGGGACATCCACAATCGACTATGGCGGTCCAGGAAATCTATTATAGATTTTCAACAATAGATCGCGGAAGAGCTATTCACGTATCACCAACTGAGGCTTCTTTTATAGAACAAGCCATGGGATCTCTTATAGTTGTTCAGGAAATTTTCTATACACAACTATATGAAGCTGTAAAAGATCATGGCGGTAGTTGGCATATGATTTCATCAGGCATAAACACTGACCCGAGGGTTGGCAAAACCGCAAGGATACCGAATATAGATGGTACTTACGGATGTGAAAGTGAACAAGCAATAAACGCATTAAAATCATTAAAATCTTTCTCTGATAGGTTTACATTCCTTGAAAATTGCGATATAATGAATGATCGTTATCGGGAAAGAGATTAATTATGAGTATTATGGATAAATTGAAAAAGAATTCAAAGATTAAGTCAACGTCTGTATTGGCTGATTCTAAGTTCTTTAATAAAAAAGATATGATTACTACAGACGTGCCAATGATTAACGTTGCGCTGTCTGGTGATCTGGATGGTGGACTAGCACCAGGACTTACAGTTCTCGCTGGTCCATCGAAACACTTTAAGACGTCATTTGCATTGCTAATGGCTTCTGCCTATTTAAAAAAGTATGATGATTCTGTAATTCTATTTTATGATTCAGAATTCGGTTCACCACAGTCATACTTCCAACAGTTTGGTATCGATACCAATCGTGTACTACATACACCAATTACAAACGTTGAAGAACTAAAGTTTGATATTATTAATCAGCTTGAACAAATAGATCGTGATGATAAGGTCATTGTTGTTATCGATTCGATTGGTAACGTAGCATCAAAGAAAGAGCTTGAAGATGCTATTAATGAAAAGTCTGTAGCTGATATGTCAAGAGCAAAAGCTCTTAAAGGCTTATTCCGTATGTGTACGCCTTATCTTGCTATGAAAGATATTCCTATGTTGGCTGTCAATCATACATATCAAGAAATGGGTCTGTTCCCTAAAGCTATCGTTTCTGGTGGTACTGGTATCTATTATTCAGCAGATAATATTTGGATTATCGGTCGTCAACAGGACAAAAAAGGTACAGAGATCAAAGGTTACCACTTTGTTATTAACGTAGAAAAATCACGTTATGTAAAAGAAAAATCTAAGATTCCTATTAGCGTATCTTGGGAAGGTGGAGTACAACGTTGGTCTGGATTGCTTGAAGTTGCTATGGCTGGTGGTTATGTACAAAAGCCATCACCTGGTTGGTATCAACAATCAGGATCAGAAAATAAAGTACGAGAAGCTGATACACTAAATCCGGAATTTTGGATGCCTATTATTCAGAATACCGATTTTAAAGATTTTGTTTCAAAGCAATATAAAATTGGCGAACAGTCTCTAGTATCCATGGATGAAATTGTAGAAGAAGTATTATGACAATTCAAACACTTACTAACTATATGTGGCTTAAGACAAAAGCAACTGAAGAGATGAAAGAAAATCTAAGTAAGATTAAAGCATTTTGTATTGTTGTAAAAGGTAATGAAACGTCTGAATACTATTATAATAAAATAAAAAAGAGTTGGGAAGAAGTAGGCGTTGACCTCGAAAGATTTGATGCAATTACTCCTGAAACTATTCCTAGTAATATAATCTTTGAAAAATATCATGGCGGGGGAAAATACCGCGAGGTAAAAAAACGTCTATCGCCTACTGAAAAGGCAGTAATTGTAAGTCATCTTATGTTATGGAGTGAAATACATAAGAAAAAATATGAAAACAATCTTATTGTTGAGCATGATGCTATGCTTGAAAATGTCGAATTGTTTTATGATTGGTATTTTAATAAAAAAGAAGATGTAAGATTATATGGTATTGGTGCATCGTGTTATTCAATATCTCCTAAGGCTTCTGGCTGTATATTAAAAGAAATTGGTGAAACGAAAAAGAGACACGGATATCACTTATCTTCAGGACCTATGGTTTATATTGCACCATTAAGAAAGAATAACCCTTTTTCTGTTCTTTATTCATTTCAAAATTTTCATGCAAAAGAGCATCCTGTTTCCCATATCTACGATAGAAGGATTGGAAATAGTATTAATCATTATGAGGGTTACGAAGGTGAAGGGGCAGAAGAGGCATTAAAAAAGAACAAGCACAAAGACCATCTTCACAATAGAAATCTTTGGAAATTCTTAGATTCGGATTCGTATAGACTGGAGGAAGAATCATGAAAGAAAATATTGATTATGAATTAGTACCAGATACTGAAGAAGGATGGCATATACGTATTCTTACTGGTGAATTTACCGAAACAGTATTTCAGTTTGGAACTATTACGGTAGAGGATTATCCTGAAGATTCTGATTCTGGGTTAATGAGATATAGCTTTGATATTATTTCAACGCCAGATCCTACTATTGCTACAGATAATATAGACGAAAATATGCCGTTACAGAAAACAGTTTCAGAAATTTTACTTAGTGTTATGGAAAACACAATTAATGAAAATCCTGATAATGGGACTTCAGAGAGATTAGAAAACAAATGAAAGAACGCGGAGAAATATGATCGCTAATATTGAACAAACAGTACTCCGTAACCTTTTGGTTAATGAACCGTATATGCGAAAAGTATTACCGTTTATTAAACCAGAATACTTCGAAGGAGTATACCAAAAGCTATTTAAAGAAGTAGCTAAGTATGTGGCAAAATATAATCGTTTGCCAACTGCAGAATCATTTAAAATTGAACTTGATGATTCAAATCTAACTGAAGAACAGTATCGTCATGCTGTAGAAATCATTCCGGAAATCTTTAAGAAAGAGGAAGTAGACAACGAATGGCTATACGATAAGACTGAAAAATGGTGTCAGGATCGTGCATTATATAATGCAGTAATGGAATCAATTAATATTATTGATGGCAAACATGCATCCCTTACGAAAAATGCACTACCAGATATCTTAAGTAAAGCTCTTGGCGTTACATTTGATACTAATATTGGTCACGACTATATTGAAGATGTGGAGTCACGATATGAGTTTTATCACAATAAAGAAGAAAGAATTCCATTTGATCTACAAATGTTTAATGAAATTACAAAAGATGGTGTACCGAATAAGACACTTAACATTGCCCTCGCAGGTACTGGCGTTGGCAAGTCTCTATTTATGTGTCATGTTGCTAGTAGTGCTCTTTCAATAGGTAAAAACGTTCTTTATATTACTATGGAAATGGCAGAAGAACGTATTGCAGAACGTATCGATGCTAATCTATTAAATATTCCGATTGATCAGATGGAAAATGTATCAAAGGGTATGCTTACTGAAAAGGTGAATAGAATAAAGACGAAAACAAACGGTAAGCTTATTATTAAAGAATATCCTACTGGTGCAGCAAATGCAAATCACTTTAGAGCACTACTCAACGAACTTAAACTTAAGAAATCATTTGAACCAGATATTATCTTTATTGACTATCTAAATATATGTGCATCTGC